AAAAGCAGTCAGTAATCAGCAGTCAGCGGTTAGCTAATGGCTGAAGGCTGATAGCTACTAGTTTGATTTTTGAGTTTTCGGCATTGTTTAGTATTTCCAATTTAGGATTTACAGTTTTGCTGTACGGTGCTTACGGGGCTCCAATGGTCAACCTCTGCTGATAGAGCCACTGACGAAGGCTGAGGGTGGTCTGGATATCGAGTACCCGGTACTTCTTGGCGGAGATCCCGCAGCGGGTATCGGTTATAGTGATGACGTCGTAGAGCTCCTGGCCGCAATTAACGGGTACGGTTATTTGACCCCCCTGGGTTCGCAATGACTCCTTCCTGAGGATAGCGTCGGCTCTCTCCTGGGCCCTGGCGGCTGATTGAAGGTTGGGGTCATAGGATTGTTCTAAGTTATCAATACCGAGTTCTAAGTTAGGCCAATCGAAAGCGTCTTGAACGATGCGGTTGTCTTCATCATCCCTTCCGATGGCTCTTGCCCTGGTTAATGAGACGGCTTCGCTATACTCCCCCTGGAGAATGACGTGGGCTGCTCCATAGGAGTACGAGCTCGCCTCGTCGTCCCGGAGGTCTTTGACATAGGCTTCATTGCCATCGAATATGAGGCTATCGGGGATAAACGAAAGGATGCGTCTCAGCGCTGCGTCTCCCGTGGTCCCTGGCTGGATGGTGAAGTCGGGATAGAGGTTATCAACCGCTGAGCTCTTAGGGACTCCCCCTGGGCTGGTGAGGTTGATTCCCCACCTGCAGATAATCTCCTGGATGATCTCCCACACCCTCTTATCGGCTGGCCAGCGCATCTGAAAACGGGCGGTCCACTTATCGGCCAGTCCCCAACCGTCCAGGCAGACCAGAGTGAGGGTTGACATGTTGGGGGTGGAGGAATACTCCCAGGAATCGATCCAGTACCTTCCGACCTCCACCGCCTCATCACCGCTAGGGGTCTTGTATCCTAGCTTCAAGACTACTTCGCTTCGCTTCGCGGGGGGGGTGGAGTATTGGGCGGAGCTGTTATCTAATTCAATAACGAGATTGCCACGCTCCGCTCGCAATGACAAAATGTCCTGGGTTAGATCTAGCGGGGTTCCTGCTGCTCGAGGGGCTCTCCACACTCCGTCGGGTCGTTCCAGCCACCAATAATCGGATGTTGAGGATGTTCTAAGTCCAAAGTTCGAGGTTATGTTCAAGAACGGCTTGGGCTCGGTGAAGGCCATGGAGCTGAAGGCTGAGCCTGTGACAGAATGACAGATTAACGGCATGGTATAGGCGGTTGTTCCGGAATACTTTTCCACCGCGGTGAGCTGAGTATTCTCATAGTCCTGGACTGATGCAGGGTTGTGGCAATCGGGGTACTCATAGGTGATATCCTCACCTGCAGGTGAAGTGATGAACGGTTCTACATCTGAGAATGTGTAGGTGTTATCGAACTGCTGCCGGTAGAGGCCATAAAGGTTATAAGGATCTCCCGCCTCCAGGGCGGCGATGACGATATCGACATGGTCCGGGGTATAGCTGGCTCCGATGCCTAGGGTAGTAGAGAAGGGATGATTAACGCTGCCCAGCCAGGTATGCTCGGTAGTGGACTGGTCTGAGGAATCTAAAACGATGCCGTTCTGCTGTCCTGCCTTTACTGCAAAGCAAACGACGATGTTTCCCGTTCCCCACCACGCGGCGGCCATAGACAGGACATCGGCATAGTCCACGAGCTGGGCATTGTTCCAGCTCTGGCCATAATCATGGCTGTAGTACTTCCACAGGACGTTTCCCGTGGTCCGGTAGAAGATGTAGACCCTGGCGCCATAAGCTGCGATGGCACACGGTCCCTGGCAATCCGCAGCTAGCTGCGTCCACTGGGAATAGTCTGAGTTCTCATCGGGGCTGGTGACCTTCTGCCGGTACAGTTTATTGTCGGCAGCTGCCCTGATGCGGTGCATGCTGCCCTGGCCGTCGAAGGCGATGCCGTGGTGGTTGTCGGGCTCTGAGCCTTCATAAAGTCTTTCCCAGGACAACCTCTTGATGCCCTGGTCGAAGTCGTAGACCTTGGCCTCGACATAGGGACGGCGGTCGGGTTTCTTCTGAGCTGCTGTTAAGGTCCCTGACAAATCCTTCATTCTACATCTTGTGGGTCAGCTCCCAGGATCTGTAAAATTCCTTTCAACATATAGTGTCACCAAAATATCACCTGGATTAGCCTGGCGATGGCGAGCCAGGCAATGACGGCTGCCGCTCTGCCGCCCAGGTAATAGTGATGCTCGTTCTCAATACGGAAGAAGTAATCCTCTTTCATCGGGTGTCGTGCTGGCCAGGGACACAGGACCTCGAAGAATCCGACGAGGAAGGCATGCCACTCCTCGCTGGTGCTGAACAGCTCTTTCAAGCTAATCCCTGCGAAAAACGTGCGAGGGCGGGCCTTCGAGTTCTCTTCCGTAGTATTCATCATCTTTAGCCTTCAGCGTCTCCCTTCTTTGCTATGTGCCTTACCGTCCTTTCGCCGAACCACCACAGGATGACCGTTCCCGCCAGGGCTAAGAACCAGTCCGGAGCATTGATCCTCTCGACGACGACCTGGGCGATTACGGCAGCGAAGATAACGGTGACAATGGGGCGTGTGGCCTTCCTGAAGGCATCCCCTAACTCTGAGCTAAAGTTGCCCTTAGAAGTTGATGCTGGCGGGGTCTTTGGGTCCTGTTCCGTAATATTCATCATCTCTAGTCCTTCTCAGGCCTGATAAATCAGGCAACTACAATGTCGTTTATATCAGGACTCCCAGGGTATCGGGGACTGGCTTATCGGCCTTCTGGTAATGTCGGGCTAAATGACGGGCTGCCGAGATGATATCCTCAGGGTCGGCCTGCACCCTCTCCCCCCGGTAACCGCCTCTTGATAGGGCTGCTACCGCTGCCGGCATGCGATCCCAGTCCACGGTCTTCTCGATATCGAGCCTGCCCCTCAGGGCTCTGAAGATCTCCCTGGTATGATGAGGAAGCTTCCAGGTCTCGGGGTCGTCGGGGTCTCCGACGATGGCGAAGGCTTCTTTGGGTAGGCCTTCTTTGGTGATGTCTTTGCTCATTGGTTCCTCCTTTTGAGATTGCTTCGTCGCTTTGCTCCTCGCAATGACACGGGTGAGTGCTTGTTTGACTTTGCTCATTTAGTCCTCCTTATCCCAGTTTGTAGACTGCCATATTGGTATGTGCTTCTGTGCCCCTAAGCGATAGGGGGCTGGTATACATATGTCCCGCTCGCAAATCAAGGTAGTCGTTCTCATCGAGAGATACGATGGTAGCGAGAGGCATTGTGAGGGTGTCATAGTTTGATGCGTGATAGTTGTTAAGGCAATTGAGGTCGTTGTTCTTGTATAAAGCAATTTTGAACCTGTAGCCAGTTACGCAGCTTATCCACCTGGCTCGGGCAATAACGAGATATCTCCCTGGTGTGCTGGCTACATATCTGTAATTTGTGGTGTCCCATTCGTTCTGTATGTCGTAGCTTATACCAGAAAGCTGTATCAAATAATTGTCACCGCCCCCGTCGATTGACTGATTGGAGGGAAGGTAACCCCGAGCTGCTGACTGTTTCGGTAGGTTCCGTATGCCATTATTGTCCAGGTCGAACGCCTCGACGCCGGCCACGCCCATCCTGACGTGGTCTTCGTCTGCGTTTTTCTCAACATCAATCCAAGTATCGCCGTCGGCGTCCTGGATCTTGCTTCCGCCTCCCCCTCCTGAGCTCCCTGCTGGCCAGGAAGCTACGATGCAAGCATCCCTGGGATTTCCTCCGGGTATGGCTACCAGGACATAGTTGCCGACTACCATGGCAGAGGATGGGATAGAGACGGAGACAGAGATATTATCCAGGTAAGTTGTCAGGGAGCCGGCGAGCTGCACACCCGCCGTGTGGGTCTCGCTGTCGAAGGTCTTCAGGAGGCCGAGCTCTAACATAGTTATCAGCCTTCGCTAAAACAAATTCCCCTGGGAGTCAACCATGCCTTCGTAACCGCACCATTTGCATTTGGCATGGATGTTACAACCATCCCAAGACTGAAAGTCATAGCCTACAAAGTATGAGTGCCATCCTAACTTGCAACATAACCTTTTAAAAAGAGCTTTCATTCGGTGTAGAACTCCTTTGAGATGACACGGCTCTTGAGGGCTTTCAGCTTCTTCTCATAGCGGTCAAGCCTCTCTTTCCCCCACTTCAGGAAGTTGATGGTGGCCCACTTGCCGGCGATGGTGGCTTTGTCAACGGTATAGACTGATGCCGATGTCGCCAGATATCCGGTAGCTCCCAGGACGATGATCTCCTCGAACTGGCTCGGGATGGTGGATGATTCGGCATCGAGGGTGTGCTCCTTGTACCACCTTACCCGGGCATCGCTACCGTCGCCTTCGTCGCTCATCTGGATGGTATCCTGCCAGAGCCAGAACGTCTGGTAGTAACTGGGGTTCTGTCCGATAGGGAACTCAACGGACTCCACACTGATAAGTCCCTCGAGGCTGGAGATATCGATATCTCTTGAGCTCTCCACGGTAGCGATATCGTCCTGCTGCTGTATGGGCTTTACCAGGGAAAACTCCATGACCACCCTCTCGATGGCTCCGTCCACCTGGTCGTTGGTCCAACGATAGTTAGCCTCGTCTTCGTTCTGGAGGTCCTCACGGACTCTGGCTCTCATTTCAGTTAGGTTCATAGTTTCACCCTCTCCCTAACCCTCTCCCGTCAAGGGAGAGGGGATAAGAGGGAGGGGGAGGTACTGGTCCCCCTCCCCCAGCGCAGGAGGTTAAAATGTGGCTTGCTGGCCGGTGCGATCCTTCTCGTTCCGGACCAAGAGGACTTGTGTGGCTGGTTCATCAATAACCAGCGTTTCAGTGGTGCAAACGTTGCCTGCTGTATCAACACTGTGTGCACAAACCGGGATACAGAACAAATGGGCCGTATCCTCTCCTGAAGCCCGCGGGCCCGCGCCAGCAAGTTCATTTAACCTCGCACCCCCGTCATCATGGCCGCTTTTACGTTGGAAAAGAGGGCAAGCGACACATACCACTTCACCCTGGTCCTGGTGGCGTCCTTGGTCTCCAGTGAGCCAAGCCGTTCCACCTGGAGCATTTCGGGGCTCGATAACCCACACACGCCACCCTCGCCCATCTGGAAGGCGAAGATAGCCGAACAATCGGTCGACGTGCCGACGGTGTAGTCGTCCTTCACCCAGTCATTGACGGCTATCGGGATGCCGTTATACATCTGGACCTGCTCCATGAACCGCCCTGGCCGGGTCTCAAGGATGTTTCCCGACGCTCTGATAAGGGATTGGAGCTTCCTGCGGCTCCTCTTGCTCATCAAGAGCAAGTCTGGCTTACCGCCCCTGACCAGGTCGATGAGCTTATCCAGGTTGTCTAGGCTGAGGGTCGCACCGTTGGCTCCCGTTCCCAGCCAGTGACCGTATTTGCAGGTCCACGTCACCTGGTCGTCAACAACGGTGGCTCCCTCCTGGGTGGGCCAGGTAGGCTCGGTAGTGGCATGAGTCTTTTTATCGCCGGCTGACGCCGTGCACTCATACCGGAAGCCGTTCTCGAGGCCTTCGGTGGGGACAACGATATCTCCCACCGCTGTAACGGTGTCGGCTACCCAGGCTGTGTCCGAAAGCAGGACGTACAACCCTGAGGGCTGGTTCGAGGATCCTGATCCGTTCAAGAAGGCGTTCTCAAACTCATGCTGGACCGCCTTGGCCTTCTGCTCGATGACGGCAACCTCAAGGTCCTGGATGTTACTCCTGGTTGACTTGAGAAAGTTGTCGACGTCGGCGTCTCCGCCAAGGATCTGAAGGGTAGCGGTTACCTGCTCGAACTCGGGCTCTGACTGAGTCCATGTACCGGTAACAGGCGCGTACCACCCCACGCTAGGCAGCGTCTTTTCACGGTTGTACTTGAGACTGTTGCCCACGATCTGGATGAAGGGCAGCTCCTGCAGTATAGGGCTGTCCTTGATTATGGTCTCTATGATTCCTTTAAGAAGGATATCAGTCGAGAGTTTACTTGCTTCGTCTAAAGATATGCTCATAGTTCCTCCTTGTTAAGCCTGATAAATCAGGCAACTACTCCTCCTTTTTGTCGAAGTCCAGCGGCGATCATCTCCTTATTGGACATCCCCTCGGTCGATTCGCTCCTGGTTGGAGCTCCAGCGGGGACTTTGGCTGCGGCAGCTTCGGACTCCAGGGTCTTCTTGACCGCAGCAACCAGGACTTTGCCTTTCTCGACTGAAGAGTCGATCTCAGCGATGGTCTCGCCTGAGATCATGTCCTGGGGGACCTGGGGATTGGAGGCTTTGGCCATGCCGAGGTACTTGGAAACGGCCTCGTCCCTGGCTTCCTTCACCGATGCGAGCTTGGCGAGCTTGGCGTCCTTCTCGGCCATGGCTTCCTCCAGGGCGTACTTAGCCTTCTGCTCCTCGTCGAGCTGAGCTTTGATAGCGGCGATGTCCTCGTTCTGAGTTTCTGGAGTTCCTTGAGTTTGTTGAGTTCCGGTTTGTGGGTCCTCTTGGGTCTGGTTACCTTCCATTAATTCCTCCTTGTCTTAGGGGTTAGTGGCTAGGGGCTAGGGACTAGTCCCCAGTCTCCAATCCCTAGATTTGAGTTATCATTCAAGCACTTCCATCTCCGCGGCAACCGCTCTCTCTCTCGCTCCGCCACGTGTGGACGCTGCCCTAAACTCCTGATTCATTTTCAGGATCTTCTCCCTCTCCTCAAGCCACCTGGTGAACTCCTCGTCGGGGTCGATAATCCCCATCTCGTCCATGGCCGTCCTCCTGGAATGGACTCCCGCCTGGACGAGGAGCTGCTCGTTCTGAGCCTGACGTTGGGTGTCGGTCGGAAGGATCTCCCCCCACACAACACGGTGGGTAATGCCGTCAAAGTTCTCGTTCATATACCTGGCTGCCAGGCAAAGGACCATGTCGGTTCTCTGGTGGTAGGCGTTTGTCCTGATGGTCCTTTTCCTGGTCACCTTCTGAATTAAACTCCCGAGCTCAACCTGCATCGCTGCACCTGATAAGTCCCTCTCGGTGCCGCCGTATGCTGCTCGGGGTGTCTCGGAGATATCGTGAAGGCAGCGATAGATCATGTCGATGTAGTCGATATGCAGCCTGATGCCGCCCCCCTGGAGCAGGTCTAACAGGTAAGCCTTGGCATCCTCGGGTATGGTCCACACCGCTCCCGGCTGGACCTGGATATCCTCTGATGAGCCGATGTTCTCCAGGACTGCGATGGGATTGCCTGACAGCTCCAGGATCCGGGACAACTGGCTGACCGCCCGGTTTAACTCCCGCTGCGGCTGTTTAAGTGAGGGGATATCCGAAGTCCCCCAAAACTGCTTAGGCTCCCTGAGGTTGGGGAAGATGATGAATGGGATGAAGCCGTAGGGGTTGGGCTTTGATTGAATGCGGTCGCTATCCAGGAAGAGCTCAAAGTCCTTAGCGGTCCACAGCTCTGTGACGGTGGCCGCTTTGGTGGCGCCATAAAGCAGGTCGGCCTCGGCCTTGCTGAGCTTATACCTGGAAGCCACCCGCCACACGTTGGACAGGTCGTCGCCAAGCCACCAGGCGTAGATGCCCCGGATATCGGGGGCGGTGATCTTGATACGCTTCTCGTCCGGGTCCCAGATAACCTTATAGCATCCGTCGCCCAGGATAGCGGTGTCTATCTCGGTCTCCCAGTCGAGCTGCTGGAGGTTGTTGCTTTCATAGACGTCCCGGAGCAGGTGCTCTGCGTGGATAACCTTTGCTTTGAGCTCGTCGGTGTTCTCGGCAGGATAGCAGGCAAAGGTCAATCCCTGCATTAGATAGCTGGTGACCTTATCGATGGCCACCTTGGCATAGTTAAATACGAGCTGGCGATGTCTGCCGGTCTTCTCCCACTGGCTGCCGTTGTAGAAATTGAGGTTGTTGGTGTAGTCCACCAGCCTGGTGGTATCCATGCGGGCTAGCTGTGAAGGGTTGAAGCTTGTGCTTGAACGTAGTGAAGTATCATTCATCTCTCAAAACCCCCACTTGCCTCACCGCGAGATTGCTTCGGCACTGACATGCCTCGCAATGACAGAGGGGGGTATGCCTCGCAATGACAGAGGTGGGCATGCCTCGCAATGACGTCCGCAAATACTAAACAATATGGAATGACTAAAGTCCCAATGACTAAAAGTGTTTTGAATCCAGCTATTGGGGTTTGTTCAGGATTTAGCTTAGAGATTGCTTCGGCACGTTGTGCCTGGCAATGATAGAGGGGGGATGCCTCGCAATGACAGCAGGGGGTGTTATTGTGGCCTTCTCTAATTGTCCTTGCGGCTTTTTGTATTGTCATTGCGAGCCGAAGGCGTGGCAATCTCATTTCTTGACCGCCTTGAGCCACCGCTGCACCGTCCTCACGCTAACTCGGAAGATTCGGGCGATCTCATCATTATTTTTCCCTTCCTTCTTCAGCGTCATCATTCTCCTTGCCCTGTCGGTCTTGAGGAATTTCTCCTTTCCCCAAGGCTCTTCCTTTATGCAATGGGGGAAAGGACAGTTGAGGCAGGAGGGGAATAGCTCACAGCCCTGGTCTTCGTAGGGGAAGTCCTCGGGCAATAAGTCCCAGATGCTCTCACTTGTCACTATTGCAAGCCCCGTTTCATTTTCAGATGTCATTACGGCTCCTTTCTATGGTCATTGCGGCTTCTTTATTGTCATTGCGAGCGAAGCGTGGCAATCCCAGAAAAGCAAACTCTAAATACTAAATCCGAAATACTAAACAATATCAAATGACCAAAATCCCAATGACCAAAACGGTTTTGAACCTTGAATTTAGGGTTTCCCTGCGATAGCAGGAGGGGGGTGCACCTCGCAATGACAAGAGGGGCGTCCGTTATCATGTCGCAACATTAGCACTACAGTTCTAGAAAGGCAAGGGAATTTTGTCACCCTGTATGCATCGTATTAAGAGGTATATTGACATCGAGAGGCAGGCTAGTATAATGGTGTATAATGCACGTTAAATATGGGGACTTGACAAGAGTTCAAGTTATATCTACAGTTTGCCCATATAGATTAAAGGAGGTGATGCCTATGGAGCAGTCCCAAAGGAATCTGCGAAGGATTCACGGAGGGAAAAGTGGGAATTGTGTATGAGGTACATCAAGGTTTACTGGAAATACACGATAACCAAACCACGGCTGAGGGGGTCGACTTTCGGCTGAGGTTGAGATAATGGTTGCCCGGAAATTCGTGGAATTTCTGGGCAAAGTAAAAAGGAGGATTTTTTAATGGATAAAACAATGGATGTCTGGCCCAGAAGGCTAATTTACCTCGGCATTGCCGTGTTAATGACTCTGGGCCTGCTTCTGGCACCAGCAATGACTCCACAGGCTAGCGCCGCTGAGGTGAATGCCGAGTGGGACAAGGTTGGTACGCCGTACACCGATGATTGGACGGTTGCCCCGCAGTCCGACATCGTGGTGGCTGCGTCGATTCTCGGCGGTGAGGTCATCTACGTTGTCGGGAGTGGTCGCGAGGACAACAACCTGAATGAGAGCTGGGGTCCCAAGCTGTGGAAGTCTGATGACAGCGGCATGACCTGGGATGACCTGACTGACAACGTCGGGGATGCCGACAGTCTGCCGTCTAACTTCGATCCAGGCAATGCTAACGTGTCGTTTAACTACGTTGCCTGCGCTCCGGATAACTCTGACTTCATGGCCGTGGCGCTGGTTGATGATAATGGCACTGCTTCCGATTACAGTGATGACGAGCAGGCAGTGGTCATCTCGGATGATGGCGGCGATGAGTTCGCGTGGACCGGCGATATAGACGACAGCAGTGCTGGTTCTGTTCTCACTCGCGCTTTCGACATGAAGATCTCAGATGAGGATGACGACAAGTACAACATCATCCTCGGTGGTACTGGAAATGCGACGAGCTACCCAGACGGTCTGGTGTTCCGCTATCAGACAGGTGGTCTGACTGGCGGTAACTGGGTAGATGCCTCAGCCTATGATGGCTGGGACAACATTAACGATACCGCTCCCGCCATTGACAGCGAGGCGGTCACCACGGTGCAGTTCGCCAAAAGCTGGATTGCCGATAACACGGTACTGGTGGTAAGCCACACTTCTGATGGCACCTACCTTCAGTCAGGAACGTGGGGAAACAGCAAAGTCTGGAACGAGCCTGCTGGCTTTGAACCTGCTGTGGAGATAGTGGCTGATGAGAGCAACTGGCAAATGGGCAAAGGCACGGCGTCAGGAATTGCCCAGCCCATGGACTACGAGGGCAGGCATGCCAGCAGTCGCTACGCCTTGGTGTATGTAAACGAAAATGCTAGTCCTTATAACGGTATCATCTACAGAGTGACGAACGGTGCCGTTATCGACGTTAACATGCAGATCGCCGGCACGCCCTGGCTGGGGAGCATCTCCTACCTGGGAAGCATTGACGAAGGAAAAGCGCTAGTCGGGTCGTTCGGTGATGGTGACTATAATGGGACTTGGCCCGGTGACATGGAAGAAGATTGCTGTGAGGGCGTTCAGGTTTACTTCAACGATGGCTTCGCCGATATGGACATCTGCTGTGAGCGGTGGAGCGATTCCTGCAAGCCGCCCACGGGGACGATGCAGGCTATGATTGGCTATGTGTCTCCCAACAAGGCTTATGCCTTTGTCGCTGGCATACCCCACCCGAGCCTGGGGTTCGATGAGAGCGCCGTCTCGTTCAGTCTGGATGACGGCGATACTTGGAACCAGATCGGGCTGGTGGACACCTATATCGATTACCTGTCCGATGTTGCCAAGTCTCCGAACTGCAACAAGACCTGGGTGTTTAGCGTTAACTTTGGCGGTCGGAATTGCGCTTGCGACAGCGTATGGCTGAACGCCGACCCGCTGCCCGAGGCTTCGGAATACAGCGGTGCCTGGATAAGGGAGTGGTGCGGAGAACTCGAGGGCTATACTATAGGCTCTTCTTATTACGAGACGGGTCTCATCAGGCTGGCTCCCGAGGAAACCGAGGAAGCGTTAACCGTTTACCTGGTTGACCGCGGCAACGACAACGTTTACTACGATGGCAACGAAGGTCTGGGCTGCTGGGAGCAGGGAAGCTCGACAGTTGACCACATAGCCGACCTGGCTGTCCTGGACGAAGCTACCATCTATGCCGTGGGCCTGTATAACGACGATGTAGCGGTGTCCGATGACCACGGCGCTGCCGCTTCGTGGAGTTCCACGATGGACAGCAAGGTTGATGATGGGAGCACCATCGCCGTGCTTGGCGAGGGGAATGTCCTCGTCGGCGGTACTGACGGCAAGGTGAGTTACTCCGACGATGACCTGGACACCTTCCTTGATGGCGATGCCAGCTTCACCGAGATGGATGACATTGGCGAAGGCAACGTGCATGTTGCCTTTGACAGCTACTTCGACAGCAACAGCGTCGTTTATGCCGCAGTGGCCGTCACAGTGGACCCCTTTAGCTACGTTGGTGTTGGTCACGATGACAACGGCATTTACCGCTGGGTCATTGACGAAAGCACCAGCTGGACAGACCTCGGTGAATGTACCGGTACTGCAACGCCAACCAGGGCTCAAATCGGCTACATGGATGATGACGGCGATCTTGATCCTTCGTGCACGCGGGTTGAGGTTGCCTACACTGGCATACTCCTTAGTTACGCTGAGGGCAATCCGGAGACCGATGCCACCACGGGAGGCGTTCTTTATGCCACCTACGGGTGGTTCGACAATGCCACCGAGACAGTCTACACCGGTGTAGCTCGCTGTCTCAATCCCGCTGAGGAGGTAGCCTGCGGCGAGGCAATGTGGGATTACCTCATTCAAGGTCTGAGCGCTGAGAACCCTGAGTTCTTCGCTTCGAGCTTCAAGCTATGCGGCTGCCTTACCCCGGATACCCACACCAAGCTGTATGCCATTGATTGGTTGTCGTGGTACTACGGCGACGTCAGGGAACTCTACTGGTGTTGCGATCAAGACTTTGCCACCGATGATGAGGAGTCGGGTCTTGGCCGCCTGTGGACCTATGAGGACTGCTATGCCAAGGCAGGTCCGACGATCAACAGCCCGGAAAATAATGCTGTGGTAGATGCCGACCCGTGCTACTGCTGGAACGATGCGTTCACCTTGAAGTGGGACAGGCAGTGTGATGCCTGCTCGTACAACCTGCAGATATCACTGGATGAGGACTTCACCGAGGTGGTAGTCGACTGGAGTGGCAAGAACGATGATTGCACCGAGAATGACTACGACCCACCCAAGGGCTCCGCACCCAGCTATGTAGTTGCGAACGGGGCACTGGGAACTGGCAGCTGCGGCACCACCTTCTACTGGAGGGTGAGGTCTGCCGATGCTGAGACTGATGAGATAATCCACAGTCCGTGGTCAGAGGTACGCAGCTTCACCGTTGCTATTGGTCCTATGGCCGAGATAACGCTGACCAATCCCAGCAATGGCGCCATTGGTGTGGCGGTGAGCAATATTCCGTTCACCTGGGATGCCGTTGCCGATTCCACAGGCTATGAGTTCAGCCTGATGAACGCTGCGACCGATGCTGCGGTGGTATCAGCGACTTCAGTATCAGGGACAACTTACACCTATACCGGCACGCTTGACTACGACACTTCTTACTACTGGACGGTAAAGGCGATGAAGGACGGCGTGGTATTTAGTCATGCTACAGCGACCTTCACCACAGGTGCTGAGGGAGTTGTACCGCCTGAGCCGACTACTCCGGCGTGGGTGTGGGTGATTATCGCCATTGGTGCAATATTGGTGATTGTTACCCTGGTGCTTATCTTCCGAACACGAAGGGTGTAACAACCCTTGGTTAGCAGGCAAAGGGGGGCGTTGAGCCCCCCTTTCCTTTTCCCCGCCGAGATTAACACAAAATCCTAAATTCGAAGCACTAAATCCTAAACAAATACTAATATCTAAATTCAAAGCTCAATTTAGTAGCTATCAGCTTTCAGCCGTTAGCTAATCCCTGACTACTGATTACTGACCGCTGACTGCTGATTACTGACTGCTCTTTTACATTGTTTAGTATTTCGGATTTAGGATTTAGAATTTGGTTTTTCTGAAATTGCCATGCCTTCGTCTGCATCGTAGTAAGAGGTATATTGACATCGAGAGGCAGGCTAGTATAATGATGCATCGTGCACGTTAATAATTGGATAATTGGAATAGATTAAAGGAGGTGATGTCTATGGAGCAGTCCCGAAGGAATCTTGCGAAGGAGATTGCGGAGCGTGGCAATGCCATGAGATTGCTTCGTCGCAACCGCTCCTCGCAATGACGAAGAGGGCTGGTTGCGAGCGATAGCGAAGCAATCTCAGAAGGATTCACGGAGGGAAAGTAGAAAGTGTGTATAAGGTACATCAAGGTTTACTGGAAATACACGATAACCAAACCACGGCTGAAGGGGTCGACTTTCGGCCGAGGTGGAGATAATGGTTGCCCGGAAAATCGTGAAATTTTTGGGCAAAGTAGAGAGGAGGATTTTTAATGGATAAAACAATGGATGCCTGGCCCAGAAGGTTAATTTACCTCGGCATTGCCGTGCTAATGACTCTGGGTCTGCTTCTGGCACCAGCAATGACTCCACAGGCTAGCGCCGCTGAGGTGAATGCCGAGTGGGACAAGGTTGGCACGCCGTATACCGATGATTGGACGGTTGCCCCGCAGTCCGAGATTGTGGTGCCTGCCACGATTCCCGGCGGTGAGGTCATCTACGTGGTTGGGAGGGGTTACGAGGACAACAACATGGATGAGAACCTGGGTCAAAGGCTGTGGAAGTCCGAGGACAGCGGCGTTACCTGGGATGACCTGACTGACAATGTCTGGGATGCCGACAGTCTGCCGTCTAACTTCAATTCGGGCAATTCTAATGTCGAGTTTAACTACGTTGCCTGTGCCAAGGATGACTCCGACTTCGTGGCTGTAGCGATTGTTGATGATAACGGCACTATCCTTGACACGTCCGACCCGTTCAACGCTTCATTCTACTGCGATGACGAGCAGGTAGTGGTCATCTCGGATGATGGCGGCGACAACTTCGCATGGACCGGCGATATAGACGACAGCAGTGCTGGTTCTGTTCTCACTCGCGCTTTCTCCATGACGATATCCGAGGAGGATGACGACAAGCGCAACATCGCCCTCGGTGGTGTTGGAGATGCGGGGAGCTGCCCAGACGGTCTGGTGTTCCGCTATCAGACAGGTGGTCTGACCGGCGGTAACTGGGTAGATGCCTCAGCCTATGATGGCTGGGACAACATTAACGATACCGCTGCCCCCATTGACTCCGTGGCGGTCACCAGGGTGGTATTCGCCCCAAGCTGGCTTGCCGATAACACGGTACTGGTGGTAAGCCACACCAATACTAGCACCTACCTTCAGTCAGGAACGTGGGGAAACAGCAAATGCTGGAACGAGCCCGCTGGCTTTGAACCCGCTGTTCTGATAGTGGATGACCCGAGCATCTGGCCTGCGGTCAGAGGCGCGGCGGTAGGACTTACCCTGCCCATGGACTACGAGGGCAGGCATGCCAGCAATCGCTACGCCTGGGTCTATGTGGACGAACGTGCTAGTGCTGAGGGCACCATCTACAGAGTAACGAACGGTGCCGTTATTGACATTAACATGCAAATCAGCGGCAAGCCCTACCTGGCAAGCATCGCCTACATGGGAAGCATTGACGAAGGTAAAGCGCTAGCCGGGTCGCTCGGTGATGGTATTGTTAATATGTCTTCAAGCCAGCCTTTCCCCTACAGCCTGTTAGAAGATTGCTGTGAAGGCGTTCAGGTTTACTTCAACGATGGCATCGCCGATATGGACATCTGCTGTGAGCGGTGGAGCGATTCCTGCAAGCCGCCCACGGGGAGGATGTCGGCTGCTGTTTTCTATGTGGCTCCCAACAAGGCTTATGCCTTTGTCACCGGCGTAACCGGGTGGGATGAGAGCGCCGTCTCCTTCAGTCTGGATGACGGTGATACCTGGAACCAGATTGGGCTGGTGGATACCTATATTGATTACCTGTCCGATGTTGCCAAGTCTCCGAACTGCAACAAGACCTGGGTGGTTAGCGTCAACGTGGGCGGGTATATTGATATTGATAATATGGTTACCAGCCCCTCCACAGGATCGGAGGATGGCTGTTGTTGGGCTGGCGTCTGTAGCTGCCTTGACGACGAAGGCTCCTACACCGGCTCCAAAACCTGCGACAGCGTATGGCTGAACGCTGACCCACTGCCCGAGGCTTCGGAATACAGCGGTGCCTGGATAAGGGAGTGGTGCGGAGAGCTTTACTATGATGAAGGTCTGCTGAGACTGGCTCCCGAGGAGACCGAGGAAGCGTTAACCGTTTACCTGGTTGACCGCTGGACGGACACCGTTTACTACGATGGCACCGAAGGTCTGGGCTGCTGGGAGCAGGGAAGCTCAACAGTTGCTGAGATATCCGACCTGGCCGTCCAGGACGAGGCTACCATCTATGCCGTGGGCTGGGAAGCTAGGGTAGCAGTAAGCGATGACCACGGCTCTGCTGCTTCGTGGAGCAGCTCGATGGACAGCAAGGTTGATGAAGGTCACACCATCGCCGTGCTCGACGGGAATGTCCTCGTCGGTGGTGGTGCCGGCAAGGTGGCCTACTCCGACGATGACCTGGAGACCTTCCTTGATGGCGATGCCAGCTTCACCGAGCTGGACGACATCGGCTATGGCAGGGTGCATGTTGCCTTTGACAGCTACTTTGACAGCAACAGCGTCATCTACGCCGCGGTGGGCGACGATATGGATGACAATGGCATTTACCGCTGGGTCATTGACGAGAGCACTTCGTTTACCGACCTTGGTGAATGTACCGGTACTGCAACGCCATCGGAGACTCAGATTGGCCTGGGTCCTTCGTGCGATCGGGTCGAGGTTGGCTACTACGGCATAGTTCTCAGCAATGCTGAGGGCAATCCGGAGACCGATGCTACCACGGGAGGCGTTCTTTATGCTGCCTTCGCCCACTATGACAGTGACACCGATGCATACTATACCGGCGTGGCTCGTTGTCTGAATCCCGCTGAGGAGGTAGCCTGCGGCGAGGCAATGTGGGATTACCTGATTCAGGGTGTGGCTGAGAATGCGACATTCACACTGGAGCCTTCGGGCTTGAAGCTCTGCGGCTGCCTTACTCCGGACACCAACAGCAAGCTGTGGGCCATTGATGAATACTGGTACTACGGCAACTGGATCTCAGGTTGCCCTGCCTTTGCCACCGATGACGAGGACTCGGGTCTCGGTCGCCTGTGGACCTACGAGGACTGCTATGCCAAGGCAGGTCCGACGCTCACGTCACCGGCAACCGGTGCTGTGGTAGATGCCGACCCGTGCTACTGCTGGAACGATGCGTTCACCCTGAAGTGGGACAGGCAGTGTGATGCCTGCTCGTACAACCTGCAGATATCGCTGGATGAGGACTTCACCGAGGTGGTAGTCGACTGGAGTGGCAAGGATGATGATGATTGCACCGAGATAGACTACGAGCCACCCAAGGGCTCCGCACCCAGCTATGTAGTTGAGAACGGGGCACTGGGCACAGGCAGCTGCGGCACCACCTTCTACTGGAGGGTTAGGTCTGCCGATGCTGAGACTGATGAGATAATTCACAGTCCGTGGTCAGAGGTACGCAGCTTCACCGTTGCTATTGGCCCTATGGCCGAGCTAACGCTGACCAATCCGGCCAACGGTGCAATTGGTGTGGCGGTGAGCAATATTCCGTTCACCTGGGATGCCGTTGCCGATGCCACAGGCTATGAGTTCAGCCTGATGAACGCTGCGACCGATGCTGAGGTGGTATCAGCGACTTCAGTATCAGGGACGACTTACACCTATACCGGCACGCTTTCCTACGATACCTCTTACTACTGGACGGTAAAGGCGATGAAGGACGGCGTGGTGTTTAGTGAGGCTACAGCAACCTTCACCACAGGTGCTGAGGGAGTTGTACCGCCTGAGCCGACTACTCCGGCGTGGGTGTGGGTGATTATCGCCATTGGTGCAATATTGGTGATTGTGACCCTGGTGCTTATCTTCCGAACACGAAGGGTGTAATAACCCTTGGTTAGCAGGCAAAGGGGGGCGTTGAGCCCCCCTTTCCTTTTCCCCCGCCGGGATTGCCGCGTCGTCCCTCACTTGGGTTCGGGACTCCTCGCAATGACATGTAAAAGAGGGTCGCAATGGCCCCCCGCTGTCATTGCGAGGCACTTGGTGCCGAAGCAATCCCATGCCCCACCGAGATTGCCGCGCTACGCTCGCAATGACATGTAAAAGAGGGTCGCAATGGCCCCCCGCTGTCATTACGAGGCACTTGGTGCCGGAGCAATCCCATACCCCGCCGAGATTGCCACGCTTCGCTCGCAATGACATGTAAAAGAGGGTCGCAATGGCCCCTCGCTGTCATTGCGAGGCACTTGGTGCCGAAGCAATCCCATGCCCCACCGAGATTGCCGCGCTACGCTCGCAATGACAATAAAAAGGGTTGGCAATGACAGGTAAAGAATGGTGGCGATGACCGCCAGGATAGCAATAAGCGGAGGAAGTTGTTATAATTCCATTTTTACTGTGATTATATTCAGCGTGACCTGGCAATCTGGTAAAGTGGGAAGAACTACGGAATGAAGTTACTATGCCGCCTGATCATCGCCCTTGCCATCTGCCTGGTGGCTATCCCGGCTCTGGTTATCCCTGTCCAGGCGTGGGATGTAGAAATCCGGCTTTCACCGGACGAGGGCTGTGTGGGGGACAGGGTAACCGTTCATGGTCAGAAGTTCCATTCCAATGAAATAGTTGACGTTTATTACGATGACGTGCTGCAGGATAGCGCAAAAGCATACTATGGAGACCATTGCCCTCACGGATTCTTTGATGTATCTTTTACCGTGCCTGCGGGCTGCCAGGGATACCACGAGGTCTATGCCGAAGATACCAAGGGCAGCAGTGCCATTGCACATTTTGTGGTTAATCCCGGAATAA